ACAGCTTTTGCAATCTGCAAAGAAGTACAGGACGCAAATTGTCAATGAGAGGACAGATGAAAAGTACATTAAGCACGCAAAGACTTTTCTTTCTGAGAACACTCCGTTTTCTGATTATCTAACAAAGGTAGAAAGGCAGAATGTTGCACCTGTTGATGAAGAAAATCCTTATGTTTGGGAGGGATAAATGGATAATTTGAAGATATGCCCTGTATGCGGCAAAGCTACAGAGAAGATTGTCGAGGTCCCTACATTTGATGGAACCGGTGCAAGAAGGAAAATCAAAGTCAATGTAATGTGCAAGTGCAGGGAAAATGAGATTAACGACAAGGAACTTAGGTTTGCAAGAGAAGAGGAACTCAGGACAGTAGATTCCCTCAAAAGGATTAGCCTGATTGACTCAAAGCTCAAGGGACTGAAGTTATCAGACTTTGTTGTTACCTCAGAAAATCAGAGATTAAAAAAGATTGTTGAGAGGTACATTCAGAATTTTGACAGGATGTATCAAGACAATCAGGGATTACTTTTTTGGGGAGGTGTCGGAAGCGGAAAGAGCTTTGCCGCTGCTGTAATAGCGAACGAACTTCTTAACAAGAAGATTTCGGTAATTATGACCTCTTTTGTAAAGCTTCTTGATAAATCTTCTTCCAAAGATGGAGGACTTGACCTTGAAAGGCTCAATCAGGTGAAGCTACTTATCCTTGATGATTTAGGGACTGAGAGAGGAACTGATTTTGCTCTTGAAAAGGTCTATGACTTTATCAATAACCGGTATTTAAGTAAAAAGCCAATCATCCTTACAACGAACTTGACTATGGATCAGATGAAGAATTGTGAAGATGTTAGGTACACAAGAATCTACGACAGAATTTTTGAAATGTGCTATCCGGTCAGAGTTGAAGGATTTTCATGGAGAAAGAAAGAGGCTAAGGAAAGATACGAAAGAACGAAGATGATATTGGAGGGTTAGATGAAGGTTATTGCTGAATTACGAATTGCGAAACTGGAAGATAGAAAGACTGTGGCATCTATTCTGTTAGAAAACGGATATAGCATTGGACCGAGTAGGAGAAAGAAAACTGAAACCGGAAAGACAATGGATTATTTCCTGAAGGTGTATGAAGAGGAGAAACTGGATGAATGAAATCGAGTTCGAGATTATTGGAGAACCCAAGGGAAAAGGTCGTCCAAGGTTTGCAAGGATTGGGAATGGAGTAAGGTCCTACACTCCGAAGGAAACACACAATTATGAATCCTTTATAAAAGTGTCTTACATCAATTCCGTAGGACAGAAGAAACTGGAAGGCCAGATAGCGGCGGAGATTATAGGGATTTTCCCTATACCAAAATCAGAAAGCAAGAAAAGAAAAGAGGATATGTTGGCAGGGAAAGTGTTGCATACAAAAAAAATAGATTGCGACAACCTCTGCAAGACAGTCCTAGATGCCTTGAATGGCATTGCCTATGACGATGATAAGCAAGTTTGCAGGCTGTATGTGGAGAAACGGTACGGAGAATTTCCAAAAGTGAAAGTGAGGTTAAAAGAGATAGTGTGACAGAAAACACGAAAAGATGTTCATATTGCGGAAAACACGACAAGAACGGATGCAGAGTAAACGGAGATTTCTACTGCAACTCATGTTACCAAAGAATGCATAAGTATGGTTCTGCAGAGCCGAGGAAAAGGAAAAGCACAAATAAATTTGAGGTTGTAGGAGACACGCTTGTTATCACTTTGAAAAATGGCTTCAAGTATTATGCGGATGCCGAAGAATTAGAAAAGCTACAAAAATACTCATGGTGTAAGGCTGTAACTGGTTATGCTGTTGCAAACATTGGCCACAAAGTTACCAAAATGCACAGATACATCCTTGGGATAAGCGACCCACAAAAACTTGTAGACCACAAAAACAGGAATATTTCAGATAACAGGAAGCAAAATTTAAGAATTTGCACCCGTGCTGAAAACTGTAGAAATAAGTCTGTCTCAAAGAATTGCGAAACAGGGCATATTGGTATCAGAAAAACAGAAAATAATACATTCAATGTGCGGATAACTTGCAACTGGAAAGAAATTCATGTTGGAAACTTTAAGACTCTTGAGGAAGCAATTAAAGCAAGAGCGAAAGCAGAAAACAAATATCACAAAGAGTTTGCAAGCCATTTAACTTAGAGGAGTGGAACTATGGAAGAGTTAAAACTGGAAATAATAAGCCCAAATGAAGGGCAATTTCTGAAAAAAATAGGTTGGAACAAGGATGAAATCAAGAAAGCTGTGATTAGCATCACGGAACAGTACAAGGGGCTTGCATATACAGAGGAACAGCTCCAGGAAGCAAAGAAAGACAGAGCGATGCTCAATGCCATGAAGAAGGATATTTCCGATAGGCGTATTCAAGTGAAGAAGGCATTGTTGGAACCTTATGATGTTTTTGAGTCTGAGGTCAAAGAGGTAGTTGCCCTAATTGATGAACCTATCGAGATGATAGGGAAACAGATTGAAGCCTATGAGGATAAGGTCAGGGAGGAGAAGAATACTGCGTTGGCCCAATTCTTTTCTGAGAACATAGGGGAGCTTTCTGAGGTTGTTTCGTATGATCGGATATTCAATCCCAAGTGGCTTAATAAAACAGCTTCTCTGAGTTCTTGTAAAGCTGAAATTCAGAAGATTATAGATGATATAAATACGGACCTTGCGGCAATCATTTCTTCAGTTGATGAGAAGTATCAGGTGTTTGCAAAAGATTACTACTTGCAACATGGATTCAACCTATCCAAGGCATTGGGAGAAGCGAACCGGATTCAGGAAATGGATAAGAAGGCTGAAGCTGATAGAAAGGCAAGAGAGGAGGCTGAAAGAGAAAGAGAAGAAGCTAGGAAAGAAGCTGAGAGAGCGAAAGAGGAAGCAAGGAAAGCCCAGGAAGAAGCAGAGCTTGCAAGAAAGGAACTTGAGAGAGAGAAAGCATTGGCTGAAAAAGCACAGGCTGAAAAGCAAGTTGCTTTTGAAGAAACCAAGGCAATAGATGTTCCGGTTCAGGAAAACAATGTTCCTGTTAACGAAAATATTGCTCCTGCATCAAAAGAAGTGGCTGAAGAGGACACAAAGATTTATAAATCCTCATTCGTTGTAAGAGGAACCAAGGCACAATTACTGATGCTGAAGCAGTACATGATTGATAATGGAATTGAATTTGGAAAGGTGGAAAATTGATATGGCAAATTTAGTTGAAGAGAGAACGCTACATTTTGAAGATGAAACATTCGCAAAGCTGAGAAACGATGCAGACCAAGTGTTACAGAAGCTTTTATCCAACATGGCAGAAAAAGGAAGCCAGGAAGGAAAACTCACTATCACAATGGATGTAGTATTTGAGGAAGAAGCTGTTATGGACACTGAAAATGGTGGATCAAGAATAGTTCATACACCTAAGTTCCAACATAAAGTTGGTTCTGTCCTGCAAATCAAGAATGAGCAAAAGGGAAACATGAATTGTGACGGCATGGAGATGGTTTGGGATGATGAAAAGAATGAGTATGTTTTAAGGTCCATTACCGGAAAAGAGCAGATGAGCATTTTTGATATTGAGTTCCCTGATGAGGAGCCAATCGAGGCTGAAGTAAAGTTCCTGCCTGAACCTGTTGAGACAGAAGATGTTGTTGATGAGGAAGAGGATGAAGAAGTTGACGACTATCCGGATGAGGATGATTACGAGTACGAAGAGCCTGAAGAAGAATAGTTAGAATAATTAAATAAGAAAGGGGAGTGGTTGCCGGCATAATACTATAGTTCCCCTTGAAAACATGACAAATGAATTTATATTGCAGGACAGACTGCAAAAGATAAGGCAAATTATAAACCAATATGGAGAAGATAATTTTTACATTAGCTTTTCCGGTGGAAAGGATAGCACTGTTTTATCCGCTTTGGTCGATATGGCAATCCCTGAAAACGCAATCCCTAGAGTATTTGCAGACACGGGGATAGAGCTGAAAATGATTAAGGATTTCGTACTTGAAATGCAAAAGATAGACAGCAGAATCACAATGATTAAACCGGCTGTCTCGATAAAGAGAAGCTTAGAGGAGCATGGGTACCCTTTTAAATCTAAGCACCATTCTCATTACTTGGAAAGATTCAATAGAATAGGGATGTGCGACAGTATCAAACATTATCTCGGAGAAAATATAAAAGGTATAAAGTGGGGCGAACGGTCCACTTGCCCGAAAAAACTAAAACAGCAATTTGAAGACCATTATAAGTTAAAAGTCTCTGACAAATGCTGTGTGAATCTCAAAGAGAAACCGCTAGAATCGTGGGGAAGAGAGAATAAAAAACCCTACTCCATATTGGGAATAATGAGAACAGAGGGTGGGCGAAGAGAAAGAGCAACTTGTTTATCGTTTAAAGGTAAAAAACTACGGGTTTTCCAACCAATGATTTCTTTGACTGAAGAGTGGGAAGAGTGGTTTATAAAGGAGTTTAATATTAAAATCTGCGATATTTATAAACCGCCATACAACTTTACCCGGACAGGGTGTAAGGGCTGTCCCTTTGCTCTGAAGCTACAGAACGAACTTGATATACTTGAAAAATTCTTTCCGGCAGAACGGAAACAATGCGAAGCGATATGGAAGCCTGTATATGAGGAATACAGACGGCTTGGGTACAGATTGAAAGATAAGCAAGAAAACTAAACAAAGAAAGGGGGGTTGGTTTCCGGAATAATCTCATGAGTCCCCTTTTTTAAAATGAAGATTAACAGAATATGGAGTATGCCAAATGCAAGTACCTTCACTGTAAAGCCTATAAAGGAATTTGTTGAGAGAAATATAGAAGGATGCAAGGTGATTGTGGATGCGTTTGCAAAGGACTCCAAGTATGGAACAATCACAAACGATTTAAACGAAGAATACGACACAGATTATCATTTAGATGCACTTGATTTTTTAAAGCTCATTGATTCAGAAAGTGCAGATTGTGTTTTATATGATCCGCCATACTCACTTAGACAAGTGGTTGAGTGCTACAAAGGAGTTGGAAGAGAGGTAACGCAAGAAACAACACAATCCTCATGGAGGGCTAGGCATCTTGATGAGATACAGAGAATTTTAAAACCAGGTGGAAAAGCATTGTGCTTTGGGTGGAACAGCAACGGAGTCGGTAAAAAAAGAGGGTTTGAGATGCAAGAAGTATTGCTAGTTCCTCATGGAGGAAGCAAGTACGACACGATATGTACTTGCGAAATGAAGATTTGCAATTCTACATAAACGCCTACCTGAATTAACTAATTGCGGAAGGAGGAAACATGAGAAGCTTTCAAGAGTTCAAGGACTATTTGAAACAGAGAACCGATACCTCTAATAATGATTTCCGGAGGCGGTGCCTCATTGAGTGCCTTGATGATTACATGGATGAACTGTTAGACCGTAGAAACCTTCAGGAAGTCGATAGTGAAGAATATAAAAAGCTTGAAAAGCGAAGAACAGAGCTTAGTAAATTGATTGACATTATAAGCGAAGAGAAACGGCTTGCGAGAATGTATAAGATACTCAGATAAAGAAAGAGGTATCAAATGAAAAGCAATGACTGTAACGATAAGGTGTTTGGCATATACCATGTGTGCCCTACTTGTGGTGAATCATCAGGGTTGTATTACGAGATACAATATCCTACTTTCCGAAAAATAGGGCTTGATGGAAGGCCATTTAAAATTAAGAACGGAAAGAGGACTAAAAAAATCACAATGCACGATAAGGCTATAACATACAACTGTGATATATGTGGAGAATTTCAGGTTGCGGTTTGTGTTTGTGAAAAATGCGGTTGGAAGAGTGAGTCTATCATTCCGTAAGCCAACTGTAAACAAATAGTTGACAGTTGTGGTTATCAACTATTTGTTTACTACCACTACTTAAAAGAAAGGTTTGAATATGGATATTAAAGAAAAAGAGGAGTTGGTTAGGCTTTTATTGAAGTACCAAGATGAAATCATGCAGAATGTAATTAATTGGGGGAGCTTGACAAACAATCCATTCAATAAGATAGCCAATGATATAGCCCAAGTCAGGTGTTATCTATCCTTGGAGGTTATTGAGCAAATTCAAAGAGAAGGGAAGCGAAAGAAATGAAAGAACTAAAACTATATCAATGCGAGATTTGCGGAAGACAATATAGAACGGCAGAAAAAGCACAAGCGTGTGAAATAGGCCACAAGAAAAATCTTAGAATTACGACGAGGGAATATGGCGAAAATGATAAATACGGATTTCCGGAATTCATTGTAGTTGCGTGTGAAGAACCTTCTCTTTCGGCCTGGTATCAATACAGCAGACTAACAGACGAAAGCTTTTATGGGGAGGGATAAATGACAAGAGAAGAATTGAAGTATAGAGAACCTCAAAAGATAGTGTATTTGAAAGGTCCATATCCTACGCCTTGGGAAAAATTTGAATGCCCATCATGCGGAAATTGTTTAAGTGATGAGAATGAGTTCGCTTTTTGCCACTACTGTGGGCAGAAGTTAGATTGGAGCGTGTTGGATGATTGAGATGAAATCAGTATCCGAAGATGGAGAAGAGCGGATATACAAACGATAAGGAGGAAGTAAACATGAAACTTACAAAAGAAATGAAACAACTAATAAGTTGTAATTTGCTAGTGGAGTTTTTCAAAGAAAGTGCAATTCCGGAATTAAAGGACACTCTGCCGGAACTGATAGATTCCGTTTATGGCGTGGAGGAAAAACTGGAAGAGTTTTCGGAGTTGATAAGGAAAAAGTCTATTGAGGCAGTGGAGAAAGAAGTGGAGGGGCTTGCAAATGGTTGAGATAACCTGGAAGAGAGGAGATAAATGCAAAAAGCAGACTTAATACTTCTGAGTAGACAGACGATGGCAAGGGCTAACGGTGTTGCATATTATGCGGAAAAAGCATTGGATGCGAAAGATGAAGCGGAAAGAGTCATGTATTTAATGCGTGTAATTGAAGGTATCGAAGTGTTAATAAAAACTAAGGAGATATTAGAAGAGGGGATAAAATATGACAATTAACGAATATCAGGAAGCGGCACTAAGAACCGCCAACATGGAAGCTTACAAGAATGATACCGATATGCTGCTTAATGGAATCCTTGGGCTTACCGGAGAAAGCGGAGAGTGTTCTGACATGATTAAGAAGCATTTATATCAGGGACATTCTATCGACAGAGAGCATCTTGTGAAAGAGCTAGGAGATATAGCGTGGTATTTGGCTGTTTCTGCAAAGGCATTAGGCTATGATCTGGAATCAGTATTACAAATGAATGTTGATAAGCTCAAGAAAAGATACCCTGAAGGATTTTCTGTAGAGCGAAGCTTGCACCGGAAAGAAGATGATGTGTAGTCCTGGTTCGTAAATTGGAGAAGAATATGAAGAGTGGAATTAGATACTTACTTACTGAGGAACAGATAACAAAGATAGTTGATTCCTCTGTTTCAAAAGCCATTGAGAGCTATCGAACAGAACAGAAAAAGGTGTTCCAGAGGAAGGAAAATGAGAACTCACGGATAACCAAAAGAAAGCTTCAGGCGTACAGGAGAGTTAAGGCATCCTTGAAGGAAACTGAAGAGTTCACAGAAGATGAGAAGGTCGAGCTAAGATGGGCTTTCATAAATGATTTGATGGGTTCCGGATTGGATGTTATCGAAAGAGCTGACAGCAGGATTAAATCCGTTGAGTTCAAGAGAAAGAAAGATTCCTTTGAAATTCAAATCATAGATAAGGCTATGAAGCTTTATAAGCAGGAAACCGATAACTCTACCAATGAAGAAGCGAAGAGAAGGTACAGGGAACTATACGCAATGTATATAGACGATGAGGAAAGGTCCATAAGGGAGATAGCTGAGATAGAAAATATCAGTGAGAAAATCGTCTATCGTGACCTAGGAATAGCCTGTAAGATTTTATCCGTATATTTATTGGGAATGGGCTAAACAAACGCTGCTTGTGGCTATAGATGAATCACAGGGGCATAAAATTTGAATATAAGAAATTTGTGGGATTGAAATTGGAAAATTCGTATTGTAGTATAGTAAAAGCCAGTTTTGCAAAAAACGGCATCACCGACCATTATCTGAGCCATATCACCCTGACAAATGGCAACAGAAAATCCCCCAAATTACATGGGGGATTTTTTGTATTTATCTTTAGCGGTAATGCCTGAAACAATACGAAAATCGAGAAAGAAGGTTTGGTGTTATGGAAAAGAGAATTGAAGTTATTGAAATGAGAGCCGGAGATATAAAGACAGGATTCGGCAATCCTAGAAAGATTACACAAAAGAAAAAGCAGGAACTTGAGCGAAGCCTTGAGATGCTAGGAGATTTTGGAGTCTTTGTAATTGACCAAGACAATAACATCATCGCCGGGAACCAAAGGCTTGAGATTATCAAAGGCAAGGATCCTGATACCATGCTTTGTTGTAAGAAACTTTTTGGATATACAGAGGGAGAGCTAAAAGCAATCAACATCAAGGATAATACCCATGCCGGTGAGTGGGATATTGATTTGCTTGCAGACTGGACTTCCGACTTGGTTGTAGACCTAGACATTAAAGAGGAGATAAAGGAAGGCGTTGAGGAAAGAAGCATACCGGAGCTAGAGCTTATCCACTATGAAAAATATGATTATGTAATGATAGCCTGCCGGAGCCAACTTGATTACAACGACCTGGTTAGAAAGCTGGGAATTGAAAACAGGAAAGTTGTTATTGCAAAGAGCAGGAAGATAAAGGCAAGAGCGATTTGGTATGAAGATGTTAAGGCCAATATCTTATCTGATGAAGAACTCAAGCAACTTGAGTTTAAGTTTAAGAATAAGGCACAGGAGGAAGCTAAAAATGAATGATAAGGTGATGTTAGTATTTGCTCCACATCCTGATGATGAAGTTCTTGGGGTTGGGGGAACAATAGCAAAGAGAGCAAAACAGGGCGTGAAAGTTGTTGATTGTATAGTTACACAGGGGAAGGATCATTGGATAAGGAAGAATGAAGCACTTGAAGCCAACCATGAGTTAGGCATCTCTGAAACAATTTTCCTGAATTTTCCTGATTTACACCTTGATAGGGTGGACCATGCAATATTCACACAAAGCATTTTGGAGGTCATTAAAGCCTACAAACCTTTTGAAGTGTTCCTTCCTCATCCGGGAGATTTACATACAGACCACAAGGCACTTACAGCTAGTGCGATGGTTGCCCTTAGAGCGAAGTACAGAGACTCACCTATTATCGCATATACATACGAGACACTATCGGAAACAGGGATTGATTACCAAAATCCTCAGAATGTATTTAATCCGAATGTGTATGTTGATATTACAAGTAGTATTAAGGACAAAATTAATGCCCTAAGAAAGCATGAATCGCAGATTGAACGGTTTCCGTGTAGCCGCAGTGAGGTTTCGGTAGATGCACTTGCCATTTACAGAGGAAGTCAGGCAGGGATGGCTAGGGCAGAAGCTTTTTCTTTGATAAGAAGGTATGAAAGATGAAAAAGACAGTTTTTTCAGGGCATCAGCCTAATTTCTTGCCATACATGGGATTCTTTTACAAGGTTGCTAAATCCGATGTATTTGTGCTTGATGATGATGTTCAATTTACTAATAGAAACAATACAAGAATTGACGGAGTTAGAGTCGGGCATAACTCTAACTCCATAAGGGAAGGGGACAGGAGAGGCAAGATAGCCATTCCTGTCTCTTATGATTTTGGGGACAAGATAAATGAAGTAAGAATTAGCTATGATGGAAAATGGAAAGACAAGCTCCTGAAAACCATTAGATGCAACTATGGAAAGCATCCACATTTTGATGAAGGCTATTATCTACTTGAAGAAGCATTGTCCATGAATTATGAGAAGCTATATGAGCTAAACAAACATTTGCTAGACTGGATCATCAAAGGATTCGGATTTCCAACACGGATAGTTGTTGCCAGTGAGAGTGTGCCTACTGAATTAGTGAGCAATGAGAGGAACATTTTCCAGTGCAAGGCACTAGGAGGAGATGTGTACTATTCCGGAGCAGGTGGGAGGGAGTACAACGATGAAAAAGCCTATGCAGAAAATGGGATAGAGCTTGTTTACAGCGATTATGTTCCAGTCAGATATAGGCAGTATCACAAGAAAGACTTTATGGAAAATCTGTCTGTACTTGATTACATTTTTAATTGTGGTTACAAAATACCTGAAGGGTGGTGTGAGGAAAATGGAAGAGGTTAAGCTAGGGATATATGTTCCGAGCTATGGCAGAGCTAAGACGACAACTACATACAAGCTCATAGATGATTGTACCTATGTTGTTAGAAAGTCCGAAGAACAGGCGTACAGAGAAGCCGGAGTTCCTAAGATATGGGCTGTTGATGATGATAAGATAGATAGTCTTGTGAAGGTTTCTAATTACATCAACGAACATTCACCGGAAGAAATTATTTTCACTATTGACGATGATGTTGATAGCTTCCTGTATCGAATGGATAAGAATATCAAGTTAGAGGACAAGGAAGCTATTATCTGCGAGATAGAGAGAATAGCTCAGATTATGTTGGATCTAGGAATTGGATTCGGGGCAGAGGATGCGGCAATAGCTCCATGGAACTATGTTGCTGAGTTCACATTCAAGGGAACAACAGGAGCAATGCGTTGGTACAACAAGAATGTATATAAGTCAAGATTTGATGAAAAGGTATATCATAATTGCGACATTGATGTGATGCTCCATGAGTTGTTGGTGAACCGGATAATCCTAAGACCTATGTATTTTTGTGTAAATGCCGGTACAGATACAAACGCAGGAGGAAACTCAAGCAAGACCAGGCAGGCTCAAATAGACTGTGTTACCGAGATGAAAAGGAGGTGGGGAAGGCACTTTGACTATAACTTCAAAAACAATAAGCCTAGCATAAAGGTAGAGAGATAAACCATTTGACACCTCGGTAGGGTGTGTTACGCTTCGTACGCTTAAAATAACCAAAAGGAGGTGCATTATGGCTTATCCGTTTACTGATACCGGATATAATATGTATGACATGATAAGTATGTTGCAGAAAGGAATCAGGCGATATGACTTTGAAAGAGCAGGGTTTGCCGCATATCAAGTTAGGAACTCCTACAGAAAGGTAATGTGGAACAGACTCCTAGTTATATCAGCAGAGGACTGCTTCGGAATTATCACAAAAGAAATTGTTGCTCTAAAGAGGAATGATGATGCAAGGCCTTCTGATTTAAACATCAGTAGGGCTGTTGCCTTACTATCAGCTTCCTCCAAAAACAGAGATGCTTGCTACTTTGCTTGCAACTTTGTTTTAGCTTCCAGGAAGAGCAGGGAGATTGAAGTAAAGCATCAAGATGTTGATGCCTTATCTCGAAGAATCAGAATGAGGACCAATCCTGAACATTTCAATGGAAGTTATGATCGGGGAGGATTCATGCAGCTATCAATGTTCGATGAAGAAGAATCAAAACCTACTGTCCTAGAGAATGATGAGTACAAACTCTATGAAAGAGGGCTGTTCATCCAAGAGGCACTAGCTCATAAGGATATGGACTTAATCGGATATTGGATGGACTCTATGAGGTATACAGACAGAGAATTTCTATGGGATGTATTCGATGATTATGCAGAAATGTATTCAGGATTTCTTTCCAATGAAATTCATGCCCTCAGAGAAGCTGATTGCATTGTTAATGACAAGAAAAAGGATAAGGATGAGATATTCATAAGCAAAGCGGCAATTCTCTTATGCCAGTCTACAGATGAAGATTATCAATCCTTAGAATCCTGCAAGATTGTAAATGCTAGATGCCTCATAGAGTGGGAGGGGCATAAAATCAAGCCCATCTCACAATGCAAGCTAGTAGACAATCAGATTCCTGAATGGGTATATGATTGCCATACATTAAAAGGCAAGAAGATGGGAAAGACCGATTGGGACATGACAACTACAGAACAGGAGGCTTTAACTCCTCTGAGGAAGTGCTATTTCGATGATGCTAGTTGGCTATACACATACCAACAAGATTTGGAGAATGGAAGCATTACAGAGGAGCAGATGAAACCTATCCTGGAATTTGCCAAAACTCATGAGGTCAATCCGGTCAAGCCATTACCCTATGAAAATAATAATTGACATACCGGATAGTTTTGTTATCGTACGCCCATCTCAATAAACAATAAGAGGTGGGTGGCATGATTAAGAAAACAGACCAGGTAAGAGAAGCACTAAGAGCAGGGGACTTGAAGAAAGCCCTAAAGATTGCAAAAGGATTCAGACTCAATATTACAGCAGATGAGAGAGACAGGATGGTAAGAGCCTATGAGTGTATAGTACATCCTGATTTCTATGAACAAATAGGAACGAACACCCTGAAGGCGATAGCCGAAGGAGAGGAGGTAGTGATTCGCCTATATGGGGCGTAGAGCCGCCCAAACTAAATAGCCAATAAAAATATCATGGAGCCAAATAGGAACGATGCTTGTGCCTGTTATGGCTCCATTTTGGTATATAAGGAAAGGTGGTGAGGCAGTTGTGGCTAAAAAGGACCTAATTCCCGTGAGAAGCAAAGAGGAAGCAAAGGCAAGAGGGAGAAATGGTGGTCTAAAATCCGGAGAGGCAAGAAGGCAAAAAAAGAACATGAGAGAAATGGCAAAATCACTCATGGAAGCATCTGTCTCTAAGCAAATGGGAAATGTTCGAGACACCCTGAAGAGGATGGGCATAGATGAAAATGATATGACTTACCAAGCGGCTGTTGTTGTAAGGATGATTCAGAAAGCAATGGTTGATGGAGATGTAAATGCAGTAAGAGTTCTAGGGGAGCTAACAGGGGAGCTTAATAGATTCGGAGTTATAGATATTGACGAAGAAAATATTATTGATGTGCCTTATCCAACAATCCTCATTCCCGAAAACGGAAGAGATGAACCGAAGCCTAATATGTTAGAGCCTCAAGCCGGACCTCAGACAATGTTTATGGCATCATCGGCAGACATAGTGATATATGGAGGTGCGGCAGGAGGAGGAAAGACTTATGCTTTATTGCTAGAGATGTTGCGGCATAAAGACATAAAGAATTTCGGTGCTGTTATTTTCCGAAAGAACTTCACTCAGATTACCGCAGAAGGAGGATTATGGGATTCAAGCGTAAAGTTATATACGCAGGTTCCTGATGCTGAACAAAGAAAGTCTCCAAAGCTTCACTGGAAATTCAAAGGAGGGAAGCTGACATTTGCCCACTTGGACAGAGAAGAGGATTTACAAGCCTGGCAGGGAACCGAGATTGCTTACTTGGGATTCGATGAGCTTACTCATTTCTCAAGACACCAATTTCTTTATATGCTTTCAAGAAACCGAAGCACTTGCGGAGTAAAACCTTATGTAAGAGCTACTTGCAATCCGGATTCTGATAGTTGGGTTGCTGACTTTGTTTCATGGTGGATAAATCAAGATACAGGCTATCCCATAAGGGAGAGAAGCGGAGTTGTCCGGTATATGTGTGTTATCAATGATGTTATTTACTGGGGAGACACACCGGAGGACTTAGCCAGTAACCATGGTATAAATCCTGAAGAGTGCAAATCTGTAACATTCATTGCCAGTAAACTTGAGGATAACAAAATCCTGATGAAGTCGGATCCATCATACTTATCCAACCTGAAGGCAATGACAGAGGTGGATATGGAGAGATTGCTATATGGAAACTGGAAGATAAAGGCACAGGCAGGAAGATACTTCAAGAGGACTCAGATTCCTATTGATGGATATTACGAGAAGATTCCGGATGATGTTGTTTATTGGTGCAGAGCATGGGATTTAGCGGCAACCGATGAAGATGAGAATGGAGATGCAGACTACACAGCAGGAGTTCTCATCGGAATAAGGAAAAACAACAGATACATTGTTGCTGATGTTATCAACAAGCAAGTCAAGGCAGGAGATGTGGAAAAACTTATCCGCATGACTGCCATTTCTGATAGAAAGAAATATGGATTCAGTTATAGGGTTAGGATTCCGCAGGATCCAGGTGGTGCAGGAAAGATTGTTGCAAAGCAATATCTCAATGGATTATCAGGATTCGATGTAAAGGCTGAACCTGTTTCCGGAAGCAAGGAACTCAGAGCAACACCATTTGCGGCACAGTGGCAAAACGGATTCGTTGATGTGCTGATTGCGGAATGGAATGAGATGTACTTTAGCCAGTTAGAGTCCTTCCCTGAATCAAAGCATGATGATATGGTCGATGCCTCTTCTGATGCGTTCAATGAACTTACAGAAAGTAGATTCGATATAGATTCTCTACTATAGGGAAAGTAAATAAAGCAACCACTAAGCCTGGACCACAGGCTTTTTTGTTTGCGGAAAGGGGAAAAGTTAGTGGAAAAAAATAAAATAGAATTACTCAATAGAATCAATCAAGCCTGTCGAGGGGCAAAGATATTAGATTCTCTTCAAGGTTCATTCCGTGGGGATGGATATACCAATCTCCTGAACAAGTACGGAACAGCACAGGACAATGGCACAAGCTATAGCTATGACCAAGAGAAATATGTGAATGATTCCGAGCTAATCAATCTTTATGAAGGGAACGGACTGTTTGCCAAGATTATAGACAGGCCTTCAGATGAATCAGTAAAACATGGTTTAGACATTGACTACGGAGATGAGAGCATATCCGAGTATGTGGAGGAAAGGCTTGACGATCTGGACTTTGAAGATAAGTTCTCTACTGCTGAGAAATGGGCAAGGCTATATGGAGGCTCAATCATTGTTATGTTGTGTAACGATGGTGGAGGATTGGAAGAACCTCTTGACTGGGACAAAGTAACTTCCATTGATGAACTTGTTGTTTTCGAGAGAGCTGTCGTGACAGAGGATTATTCCGGAATCTATAGATATGGGATTGAAGAAACCCTTGATGATGAAGTTCCGATCGGACAGCCAATATACTACCATGTAAATTCTGTCCATGGTTATTTTACTGTTCACTATACTAGGTGCTTACTTTTCAGGAATGGAAGATTACCTGAACAGACAACAAGCTCCCTTTATAGACACTGGGGTATGCCTGAGTATGTGAAAATCAGAGAGGCACTTAGGGAATGTGTTACTGCCCATTCTAATGGCACGAAGCTATTGGAAAGGTCGGTACAGGCAATTTACAAAATGCAGAACTTAGCATCCTTGTTAAGCTCTGAGAGCGGAGAGGACAAGGTGTTGCAAAGGCTTCAGGTTATTGATATGGCAAGAGGAATCCTGAACTCTATAGCGATAGATGCCAATGGAGAGGATTACGATTTCAAGACCTTGCCAATGTCCGGAGTAAAGGATGTTATTGATACCACTTGCAATATGCTTTCTGCTGTTACCAACATTCCTCAAACCATTTTGTTCGGTCGTTCTCCTGCCGGAATGAACTCCACCGGAGATAGTGACCTAGAGAACTACTACAACATGGTAGAGAACATCCAAAAGCAGAACATGAAGAAAAATATAAGAACATTGATTAACTTGATTTTGAAGCAGGGATTCCTTGAAGGTGATATTCAGGATATTCCTAAGTTCAAAGTCAAGTTTTCTGCTTTATGGTCCCTATCTGATACAGAGCAAGCAGATATTGCACAGAAGAAGGCACAGACAGAACAAATCAAGGCTCAGACAGCACAGGCCTATATTGATGCAGGAGTTTTGGATGCTTCAGAAGTGAGGAGGTCACTTGCTACCGATGGAGAGTTCGAGATTGAGGAGGTTATTACGGAAGATGATATTGAACTTCCTGAAGATACCTTTTCTCCAATCGAAGAGGAGGGAAATACTGATGATACAGAACTAGAGGTTAAGACTGAGGTTCAGACAGATGGAGATTGCCAAGCGGCGGCAGTGTTGATTATCAAGGATGGAAAGATTCTTTGTGGAAGGCGTACCGGAACAGATATGCTTTGTGGTCCTGGAGGACACATGGAAGATGGTGAGTCCACAGAAGATACAGCAGTTAGAGAAGCCATGGAGGAGTTTAACATTATTCCCCTAAACATTATCCCTTTAGGGCGTTGCGAAGCTTCCTCAGAAGCATATTGCGATTCTATGGTATATTTCACAGACCAATACACCGGAAAAGAGAAAGCGGATGAGATTGAGATGAGCGATGTTCAGTGGTTATCCATTGGAGAACTGATGCAGGCCAACTTGTTTCCACCTTTCAAAAAATCATTGATTCTTCTCACTGATTTATTAGATAATTTATTGACCTATAGGAATGGCTCTGCTACGCTAAACGCACCTGAAACCATTGAAACCTACGATGCTGAAGATGAGGATTGGATATGTACTAATTCAACAGCATTTGACGGAGGCAAAGGTTCAGGGAACTTTGGGCATAAAGGCATCCCTGGTCAAAGGGGAGGTTCAAGTTCTTCTCTAGGATGGAGCGAAGATTTCCCAAAAGTTTGTGTTCAGACAAATGGTTCAAAGATGAAGTCTCATCCGGGGTATCAGGAGGCAAAGCACGGAGATTATGATTCTGCCAAAACTCTTGTAAATGATGTTATTAAGCCTGATAGAGTAAAACAACTTGCTGAAGCTTATCCGGATGCGGTTGTTGTACCTGTCAGGTCAAGCGGCAAAGACAGTAATCAAATCCCTGTAGCTTATGCTGATGCAATAAGTAAAGCAGGAATACCGGTTGATAAAGGGATTGTGATTACAGAAAAAGCCAACAGGACAGGATCTAGCGAACTTAATAGGCTTGTTTCAAAAAATAAGCTTGAAGGTGAGGTTAAAAAAGGGCAGAATTACATCATTGCTGACGATGTTGTTACAAGCGGAGCAAGCATAAATGAATATCGCAAGTACATCGAAAAGAATGGTGGAAAAGTTGTTGCTTCCACAGCATTATGTATGGGGCAACAAGGAAGTAACCAAATCGCACCAAAAACAGAAACACTGGATAAGGCCATAGAAAAGCATGGTAAACCTCTTTTGAAGGAGGTATGTAAATCCATAGGGGTAGGAGAGCTAGAGTCCCTTACAAACTGGCAAGTGAATTACTTGCGAAGCTGTAATGAGGCAACGCTCAAAAAACTGATTAAGGAAGGTGAGGGATAAGATATGAGAGTGATTGTTTGTGGAGGTAGAAACTTTCAGGACAAGGAATATTGCTTTGAAAAGCTTAATGAGCTTATTGGACAGCTCGATGATGTTGAGATTGTATCAGGCCATGCTAAGGGAGCAGATACCTTTGGAGAGGAGTATGCCCTGCAAAATTCACTAAAGGTATCAGTATTCAAACCTGACTGGAAAAAATATGGAAGAGCTGCAGGTCCAATCCGGAATAAGGAGATGTATCAATATGCCCTTGGTGATAAGCCAATGGTAATTGCCTTTTGGGACGGAAATAGTAAAGGAACTAAAAGTATGATAGACATAGCTTCAAAGGATGGTGCAAGGGTCCATGTAGTATCAGTTTAAGATAACATTGCTTAAAGGCAGTCGAGAAGTCGGCTGTCTTTTTTGTTGGAGGAAATTATGGATGAAAAAGTATTGCACAGCCTACTCATGGAAAAGGTCGGTAAGAAGTTCTATGGGCATAAAATCCTAAAGAGCAAGTATATCCCTCAAATTCCACAAGGAGCTGAGAGGGAGTATATCCGGATGGTAAGAGCATATATGGGGCTTCTGAAGAGCGAACTTGAAGCAACCCTTCCTGAACTCAAGGAATCCTACAAGAATAACAGGGATGAATCAGTAAGGCATGATGCTGATACTGATATTATGCTGAAGGTCAATGAGCTGTTTACCAAGATGAAAAGCGAACTCCTCCAAAAGACTGTCGGCTTTGGTCTGAGGAGAAAACTTGAGAACCTTGCGAGGCTCAATCGAAAGCTCACTGTGAAGGAATGGAAAAAAGCCATTAAAGCAACTTTAGGGATAGACATTTTCGAGGATTACTACATGGGGGAGTTTTTTAAGGAGAACCTTCTGAAGTGGGCTATTGATAATGTTGAACTAATTTCTACTATTCCGGATCAGACACTTGATAAGATGAAAGAGATTGTATTTGAAGGCTATTCCAACGGAAGAACCACCACAAGAATGGTTAAGGATATTCAGAGAGCATACAAGGTTGGATTGAACCATGCAAGGTTAATAGCGAGGGATCAGACTGCAAAACTCAATGGACAAATTCAAAAAGCCCAACAACAGGATGCAGGAATCAATCGTTATATATGGTGTACCAGTGGAGATGAGAGAGTTCGAGAAAGCCACAAGGCCATGAATGGCAAGATGTTCAGTTGGGACATTCCACCTACCAATTCGGATGGAAGAGCTTGCCATCCTGGGGAGGATTTTCAATGCCGATGTATTGGCAGACCGGTGTTTGATAGAGATACATTAAGCTTGCCTGTTGACGAAAGCATTGATGTGAAAATAACTAAAAAATATCCGTAAAACATTTGACAAATGGATAGGTTATGCTACCGTACGCCTATCAAACAAATAACCATTTACGGAGGATAATGAAATGAACGAAGAAAGAAATAAAAAACTCATCGAAGAACTTGTTGGAGTAATTGTTGAAATTGAAGATGATTTTCCTACAGTTGAGAGATTGCTCAGAAAAGCAGGAATGACCGAAGAGGAGATTGATAAATACCTCTACAACGAATAATCCTATATGGTTCTTAAATGAAGGAGTCTTGTGAAAACAAGGCTCTTTTTTGATTCCTAAAACAAAGGAGGAGGCAAATGTGCAACGGAGAAGGGTACACGGACAGGACAGCAGATATTGCAATAGCCCATGTAATGAAAGAGGGGAAGAGGAAAAGAGGAGGAAGGTACTATGGAGATAAGAGATGCACCAAAGTTAAGAGAGGTCAAGCGGCTAGACAGCATAAGACTTGATAGGAATGATTCAACATATTTCACTGATGAAGGGTACTTGGTAGACCATCCAATACTCACATCATGCGGAATATTTGAATATACAAACCCTGATGGCAGTGTGAGAAGGGAATTGCGTTTGCCTGAGTATGTTTTTGATGAGGAATCGCTAAAGACATACAAAGGGAAGCCTATCATCATTACCCATGATGCCGGTGTTGTTGACAAGAGCAATGTGGATAGGGAACAAGTAGGAACAATCCTATCTGAAGGCACTAGGGACGGAGAAGATGTGAGGGCTGAAATCATCATCCATGATACGGATGCCATGAAGAAGAGTGGACTCAAGGAGCTATCGTTAGGATATAACCTTGTGTTGCTTGAGGAACCAGGCGTTTGGAATGGAGAGCATTATGATGCAATTCAAACTCAAATTGTTATCAATCACCTTGCTATTGTCGCATCTGCAAGAGCCGGAGAACAGGCTAGGCTAAATATCGACAGTAGTGAAAAAAACCTATTAAGAGGAGGAAAAAAGATGAAGATTAAGAACACTCGCAGAATTGATGGCGAGTCCTTAACTCCTGAAGAGCTTGAGCAGGCAATCAAGGAGTATAAGGCAAAGAGAGCTGAAGAGGCAGTTGATTCCGAAGAGGAAGTTGTCGAGGATGTAAATTCCGATGATGAGTCTCAGGAGGAAGAGGCTGTTTCTGCTGATGAAGATGATACTCAGGAAGGTAGTACCCCTGAAGATATTGCACAGCTTGTAAAGGACCGCAAGGATCGTAGAGACAATGAGCCGCAGGATGATGATGCTAAGAAGGTTATCGCTGAACAGAATGAGGATATTGATATGCTCTTAGCGGCACTTGAAAAGCTCATTGCTGAGACTAAGGCCAACGCCGATTCTCAGGCAGAGGAAGAGAGCATGGATGAGGAAGAAGAGAATAAGGACAGCTCTGAGAATGAGTCAAAGTCCTTAAACGCTGATTCCGCAGACAAGATTGTTCGCCAAAGATTAGCAATCTGCCGCATCGGAGATAAGCTTAATATGGATGGTCTTGAGAACATGAGCATTAAGCAGGCCAAGAGAGCAATCATCTCTAAGGTGCTTCCTGCAATGAGAGTTGATGGAAAGTCTGAGTCCTACATTGATGCAATGTACGATCTGGCTGTTGGAGAAGTAAAGAACCGGAAGAGCGTTTCCTATCAGAAGAAGCAGATGTTCAATGAGCAGAAAAGAAGAAACGACTCTACCGAGAGCATGGCATCTTCCGCAAGAAAGAAGATGATTGACAGAGAAGGAGGTAATGAATAATGGCAGCTCAAACAAGTTATGGATTCGGCACTGCAAAGGGTGTCCCCGGAGGAAAGTTCGACCTTGCTTTTGACGAGGTTGTTACAAGAGCCAATCAGGAAGATGATGGAAAGATGAAATTCGGCGTGGCGGTTATCGCAGGAACTGTTCCTGGCAAGAATGTAAAGCTTCCTGTTGCAGGAACCACCGATGAAAAGTTCGAGGGTGTTACCATTGCCCTTCCGAACACTGAAGTGGAGATGAACGGAAAGGTTGTTCTGAAGAAGAACGCAACACTCGGAGTAATGAAACATGGAAACATTTGGGGCAGAATCGTAAGTGGTGTAACACCTGTTTACGGAAAGACTGCCTATATTGTTTTAACCGGTGCTGATGCAGGTTCATTTACAACGGAGTCTGCTAACAACCTCGATGTTGGAGCTAAGTTTGGAAGCGAGTCCGATGAAGGAATTGCTGTGATTGTACTGTAATAGGAGGTAAGAAACGATGAAGATTAAATACAACCCTGAAATGCCATCAAGCGGATATGATAAGGCTGATTACAATGCCTTGCAAGGTTCCAACCTTATGCCTGCTTTGAAGAATGATAGAATGTGCCGGTTCGATAGCGTTGACGATGCATCTACTTTCTTTGCAAGAGAGTTAGACTACATCAAGGCTAAGTCTTACGATAAGATTTATCCTGAGTTTTCCGCATTGAACCACTTCCCTATCACTCACGAAGTTCCTGAAGGTGCTGAAACAACCACTTACTACAGCTATGAGAAAACCGGTATTGCACAGATTATCAGTAACTATGCAACCGACCTTCCTAGAGCTGATGTAAAGGGTAAGCCTAGCACTGCTTATGTTAAGTCTGTAGGTTCTTCCTATGGATATTCTGTTCAGGATATGAGAGCGAGCAGAATGGCAGGAAAGTCTCTTGATGTAAGAAGAGCTGAAGCCGCAAGATACACTGTGGATCGTACCATCAATAACATTGCCTTTGCCGGAAGCAAGGAGCATAACCTTGTTGGAGCTTTGTCCACTGACAATAACATTCCGCTTTACACCTTAAAGCAAGTGACAGTTGGTGGAACACAGTACACTGATTTTAAGCACAAGACAGCGATGGAGATTCTTGACGACATTAACGGAATGTTTGCTTATCAGTCCAAAATCACCAATGGAGTAGAGAGAGCGGACACCTTAATGGTTCCGAACAGTGTCTACATCGACCTGTCCACAAGACAGGTTCCAAATACCGGATATACTGTCTTGAAGTTCCTTTTGGAGAACGCTCCATACCTCAAGAATGTTGTTCCGGCTCCTGAGCTTGAGGCAGAGGCAACAGATACCAACCCTTACAAGAAGGGCGTTATGTTCCTCTATACCAATTCTGAGGAGAAGTTAAGCTTAGAGATTCCTATGCCATACTACCAGTACCCACTTCAGAACAGAAATCTTGAAGTTTTGGTTCCATGTGAGGAAAGAGTGGCAGGACTTATCATCTATTATCCGTTCTCTGCATTGATTGCGGCAGGCGTGTAAGAAAGGGGAAAATAATATGAAGATTGAAAACATTTCATCCAAAGTAATTGGCATCGGAAATGTAACTGTACTTCCTGGGGAAACCCAGGTAGTACCTTCCGAGTTTGAAAACAGTCCAGTTCTTGAGATTTACAAGAGTGTTGGATTTATCAATTTAACCGGAGAGGCAACGGTGCCGGAAGCTCCTGTTGTTGAAGAAGCTCCTACCGTAGATGAAGCAGAGAGCAAGAAGGCTAAGTTGGCACTTCTCAAGACTGCATCCGATGAAGTTGTCGCTAAAATGGCAAATGAATTAGGAATCAATCCTGCTGACTGCAAGGATCTCGCTGATGTGAGAAAGAAGGTAAAGGAAGCTCTTTCCTAATCAAGGAGGTAAACGGATGAAGGCCTTAGATATATTCCGCATGGTCGCTAAGGAATTTAGCGATATACCGGACAATAACAAAGTAGATGATTCAGGGGCAATCATCCAGTATGGTGTCCAGTCGTTTATTGACTTGTATGCAGACCAAATCAGCAAGAAAAGGTTTGGTACTGCATACGAAAAGGCATTAGCCTATTTGACTGCTCACAAACTGAAAATGAATGGATATGGAGATACCGGAACAGGAACCATTGCAGATTCGCTAAGAGTCGGCTCATACTCTGAAGGAGAAACATCTATTAGCTATACAACCGGACAGCAAACCAATCTACAAACAGATGCAGAGTTCGCCCTCACTGTTTATGGATTGGAGTTCTTAACTCTTAGGAGAAATGCTGTTGTTCCGATTGTATCGGCAGGAGAAGCCCCATGAGTGTAAAGATAAAGGACAAGATAACCAGTGATGGAAAGAAACTTGAAAGGCTCCTGAAGGAACTGGCTGAAAAACAAGTCCGAGTTGGATTCCAACATGGAAAAGCAACTGAGGAAGATGGAACAGACATTTGCGACATTGCCGCATGGAATGAGCTAGGAACAGTTAATATGCCCTCAAGACCATTTTTGAGGATGAGCGTAGATGAAAACGAAGCAAAGATTAAAGCTTTTCTCCGGAGTCAAAAAAAGAATATTTTAAGTGGGGCATCAGGAGAACAAGTCCTCAAGGAAATAGGGATATTTCAGAAAGATTTGGTCCAAGAGAAAATCACCAACGGAAGCTTTGCTCCCAATGCTCCCTCGACAGTAATGGCAAAAGGTTCCTCTAAACCTTTGATTGATACTGGAAGAATGAGGCAATCTGTAAACTATGTAATACAGCAGAAAGGAAGTGGGGAATAATGAACTTCCTAAAGAGGAATTATCGTTTAAGGCGTTTTTTGGAGCCTGAACTTGTTAAAGGGTATTTTTCTATACCTTACGAAGATAAAACGCTCCCTATGGACATACAGACATTGGAGGACGAGGTAGAGACCACTCAAGAGGGAAGAAGGTCTATACAAAGGCTCCGAGTTTTTTGTGACTTTGAAATCCTTGTTGAGGATGAGGAAAAGAAGCAGAAAGCAGACAGAGTGTGGTTCCAAGGGAAGTGGTTTGAGTGTCAATCCAGTAGGTTAAGTGAGAATACTCCATTAAGGCACTGGACAGCTAGGTTCGTTCAATGCTTAGATTCCGAACCTGGTCCCGAAGAGGAATAAAAAATGAAAATGGAAGAGATTGAGAGTATCGTCTATGAGATTGTTTCTGATTTTTTCCATGGAGCCACAGTGATATGGGCAGAGCAGGTCAACACAAAGCCTACTCTGCCTTTTGTTACGATTAAAACCGGAAACATAAACAGAACAAGGTTCCCTATCATAGACGAAGAAGGTAGGCGTTTTTATCCATGCAGTACCATTCTTGAAATCAACCTATATACCAAAGGAAAACCGGTTATGGTTGGAACAAAGGTTACTGGAAATTACGCCAATACATCAGCCAGTGACTTGCAGGATTTTTTCAGTTATCTCGATTCTGAAAACATAGTAGACAAACTTGCTATGAATGGAATTGACATTTCCCTTGAAGGACCGATAAGAGACTTAACTAATCTGCAAAATGATAGCAAGTTCAGATACCGAGCCATGGCAGAAGCCACCTTGTCTTATGCACAAGAAGCCAATGGAGCCTTCGGTATAGGCGGTTTAGAAATGCCCAATCCTTCAGGGGGAGGAACAAGCGAAATGCAAGAAGCTTCCACTGAAGAGATTGTTGGTTTTGAAATTGAAGAGGATAAATAAGGAGGCAAAAAATGAAGAATAATGCACTAGACGACATTATCAAGTGTGATGTTGAAATCTCTAGCCCCGGCTCAAATGATGTGAGCTTTGACAGCATCCTGCTTGTTGTTTCCGCTCCTGCCGTAAAGGGGAAGGAAACAGCTACAGGAGCAACTGCTATTTCTAAAGCGGAGAAGTTGCTTGATTATGGGTACACTACAGAAAGTGCGGCATACATTGCGGCAAATGTTGCTTTTTCACAGAATCCTGCTCCTGAGAAGCTGTATTTCATCGCTAGAGGAAAGGTTGCTGACAAGGAGACAAATGAGGATATTGCTGTAACACTGGCTAAGGCCAATGCAGAGGTGTCCTTTTACGGATTCCACCTTACGGAGTTCAGAGACAGCAAGGATGTTGAAGCGGCAAAGGTTTGGGCAGAAGCCAATGAGAAGCTGTACGGATTTGAGTACACAGACATTGAGAATTGCCCTGTAAAGACATTCAACTATTATAGAACCTTTGGTTTGTTCTCCGGATTGCAGGATGGACAGGCTGAAGGCCAGTCTACCGCAGAGAATCAGTATGCGGCACTTGCTTGGATGGCTAAATGTTTTGGCTATAATCCTGGAACAGAAACATGGAACATTAAGGAGCTTACGGCCATTACACCTTCAAGACTATCCGCAGAACAGAAGAAGTCTCTTCAGGAAAAGAATATCAATGCTTTCCTGAGATATGCAGGATGTAATTGCACTATCGGAGGAATGAGCCTTAATGGAGAATGGATTGATGTTGTGCGATTCAGAGATTGGTTGAAGAATGAAATGCAGATCAGGCTCTTTAATGCCCTGAAGGTCAATAGAAAGGTTCCATTTACTGATAGTGGAATTGGATTGATTGAAGGCGTTATGGAGTCTGTACTGAAGCAGGGACAGGACATTGGTGGAATTGCTCCTACAGAGTACGACAGCGATGATAACCCTGTATTTGGCTATACTGTTACAGTGCCAAAATCTGCAAACCTTACTGAAGCAGAAAAGAAGAGCAGAAGGCTTACTGGATGCAAATGGTCCGCAAAACTTGCAGGAGCCATTCATGCGGTTGAGATTGGTGGAAACCTAACATTCTAAGAAGGAGGATAGAACTATATGAGTAAAGTTACGACTTACAATCCAAAGAAAATCACTTGTGCATTAGGTAGACACATGGTTTCCGGATATGCAGATGATTCCTTTATCACCATTGAACCGGCAGGAGATGGAACTTCCTATGTTATCGGTGCTGATGGAGAAATTGCTCGAAGCATAGATCCGTCAAGTGTGTATACTGTAAAGCTTGCTTTGTTGCAGGCATCTTCAACAAATGGATATTTGCAGAAAATGTACGACAAGGACAAGAAAGATGGAACCGGTACATTCAGTGTCAATATTGCTGACTTGCTCGGTAATGAGAAGTTTACCGGAGCAACAGCATGGGTGACAAAACCTGCTTCCTGGGCAAGAGGAAAAGCACAAGGTAACAGAGAGTGGGAAATTGTTGTTGGAGAAGGACAATTCAAGTAGGAGGAATAAGCTATGGCTTTGAAACAAATGGAGTCCGTTAAAGAGAGCATCGGAGGCAATACCTTTTATATTAAGCCTTTCCCTGCACTTAAAGCGGCTAACTTAACAGGAGAATTGGCATCCGTTCTTTCCCCTATCCTTGGTGCGTTTGCACCATTGGTAGGGGATTCTAATTTGCTTGATGTTGATGCAAATGTTGCGGCAGAAGCACTTTCCAATATTCCATCAATCAGTGGAGACAAGATTGAGAGCTTGGTTAAGAAGCTTTTGCTCGGAGGAAACATTGTCGTTGAATATGAAACCGAAGATGGAGAGAGCCAACAGGAAACACTGGACAAGGATCTAGCAGATGAAATCTTCTGCGGTGATGTTCAGGATTTGTTTATGCTGTGTTTTTATGTTATCCGGCTCAACTTTAATGGTTTTTTCAAGAGGCTAACCACCCTATCTGGGAAAGCCGAACAGGTGGTAGCGAAGAAACAGAGAAAGAGATTGTAAAGTTCGGCAAGTTTGACTACTCACGATTTAGCGAATTGGAGTTGCGATGTTACATCCTTGTTAAGTCAGGTATTGTCTCTCTGACTGAGCTTAAAGAAAGCTATACACTGGATGAAATGTTGAAATTGTATGCCTTGTATTCTATGCAGATTGATATAGAAAAAGGCAGAGCTGAAGAATTGGAAAGGAGGTCTTAATCGGTGACAATAAGAGATATAGCTATTGCTTTTGGATTTGATGTTGATAAAGCATCACAAAAAGAAGCTGAAAATAGTATAAAAGGCATTAAGAACTTAGCTACAAAAGTTCTCGGTGGAATAGCAATCGTCTTTTCCATTGCAAAACTCAGTGCTTTTAAAGATGAGTGTGTTTCTGCCGCATCCAATGTTCAGGAAATGGAGAACAAGTTCGATGTTGTTTTCGATAGCCTTGCCGAAGGTGTGGACAAATGGGCTGAAGAATTTGCCGATTCCGCAGGAAGAAACAAAAACACTATTAAGACCTACCTAGCTGACCAACAGAATTTGTTGGTCGGTTTTGGTATGACTAGAGAAGAGGGAGCGAAGCTCTCTGAAGAAATGACTTCCCTAGCCCTGGATATTGCTTCCTTTGCCAATCAGGATGAAGATACCGCAGTTGATGCCATGACTAAGGCGGTAATGGGGCAAAGTGAAGCGGCAAGAACTCTTGGAGCTGTCCTTAATGATTCTACAAGGGCAGAATCAATGTTAGCCCTTGGTATGCAAGGAAGCTATGAGAAGCTTACACAGCTTGAAAAAATGCAAGTAAACTATAATGCCATCTTGAGGCAATCTCCGGATGCTATAGGTGATTGTGTGCGAAGTCTTGGCTCATACGAGTCCTCGCAAAGGCAGTTAAAAGCTTCTCAGCAAGAATTTAAAGAATTTATCGGAGGACAGCTCATTCCGGTAATGACTATGTTTGCAAGGATGCAGACAGCACTTGTTAAAGGAGCCACAAAACTTGCAAAGGCCATCTTGACCGACTCTGAAGGAAATAGCCGATTAGCCAAAACATTCGAAAGAGTGCAAGCGGTAGTGAAGCGGCTACAGCCTACTGTTGAGAGGTTCACAAGCTCCATGAAAATAGGAATCTCTAAAGGTGTTGATATTGCCAAACGGATTATAGATAGATTCGGAGGTATGCAGAACGCTTTGAAGGTTCTAGGCATTGTTGCTGGAGCTTTTCTTCTTGTAATGAATTGGTCCAAAGTGGTTTCAGGAGCACAGCAATTTATGTCTGTTATTCAAGGCATTGGAAAGATGTTCTCCATGTCCTCTTTAAAGGTTCTCGGATTAGTCGCTGTTATAGTTATCTTAGCCCTCATAGTTGAAGATTTTATCAACTTTATGATGGGCAATGATTCTGTAATAGGGACTCTTTTTGAGAAAGCAGGAATAAACGCAGATGAGGTTAGAGAGAAAATCTTTAATGCCTTTGAAAAGGTAAAAACCTTCCTTGTTACGGCTTTTGAGTTCATCAAGACCAATGCTCTCGGATTCATAGAGAAAATCAAGGAGTTTTTCTCCGTCCATGGGGAAGAGATAAAGACTATCTTTGCAAAGATTTGGAAAACTGTATCAGACGATTTCAATAATGGAATCAAACAGATTGTTGCGGTTGCAAAAGCAATCTTTGGTCTGCTTGAGGCGTTTTGGAATGCTTGGGGAAGTACGATAATTGCATTTTTTGTCAATACATTCAACAATCTGAAGCAGTTATTCAGCGGATTCTCAAAGGGCGTTGAAGGGCTGTGCCAATTTATCAAAGCTATCATTACCGGAGATTTCCAAGGAGCTTTTGAGGCATTGCTTCAAATTATTTCCGGAATCTTTGAAATGATTATGGCAGTAGTTCAGCAAATGCTCGACCTGATTGTGACCATAATCACAATCGGATTAGGTGTACTAATGTCTATATGGACAGCGATATGGCAAGCGATATGTGATTTCTTTATTGGTATATGGAATGGAATCGTTGCCGTTGTGACCTCAATTTGGGCAGGAATAACAGGGGCAATCACTGGGGCTATAAATTCTATACAAACAACGATTCAAACGGTCCTTGAGGCTATATTTGCATATTTCAGTACAATATTTACGAACATCTCCACTTTTGTTTCCACTACATTCACGAATATCCTTTCAGGTGTTACCGGAACAGTAGGAAACATCAAGGATTCAATCGTAAATGGCTTTACAGCCGCCGTTGATTACATTAAAGGACTTCCGGGAGAAGCCCTGAAGTGGGGTTCGGATATTATTGACGGAATAGTAAGAGGAATCACTGGTTCTATCGGAAAGGTTCAGGAAGCTGTTAAAGGAGTGGCTGATAAGATTAAGTCCTTCCTGCATTTCTCTGTTCCTGATGAAGGACCATTAACCGATTACGAATCATGGATGCCTGACTTTATGGGAGGGCTTGCCAGTGGAATTGAAAAGAACGAAGGAAGAGTTATTGACAAGATTAGAGGTCTTGCAGGAGGAATCAAAACTTTGATGAATGGAGCGACTGCTTCTGCCTCTACTGCGGCTAGTAGTCAAGTGAATAATGCTACCTCCAACATGACACAAAATGTAAACATCAATAACAGCTACTCCGGAGGAACCATGGAAACACAGAGGAATGTATCGAGAGCTATGAACAAAGCGGCTGTTGATTCTACAACTCAAATGGCAAGAGGTCTTGCCTATGCAAGGGGGTAAGAAATGATAAGAAAATTACAACCTGTTTCTGTTTGGGGCATTGAGTTTGATGCCTTGATAGAAGAAACAAAAAGCATGAGTTCCAACATTCCTGAATATCCTGTAGAAGATGGTTTTTCCGTATCTGATACCATAATCAACGAACCTATTCAGGTTTCAATGACCTTGTTCTTGAGCAACACTCCGGTAACATGGCTTTATCGGCATGGATCGTCAAAGGGCAGGGTACAGAGAATCTGCAAGATGATTGAGCAACAATGGTTTCAGAAGAACCTAACCAAAATAGTTACAGCAGATACCACCTATACGAATATGGGAATCACTAGCATAAGCATCAAGAAATCAAAAGACCTTGGATATTCAAGGGAAATAGCTATTACCGCAAAGAAGGTAAGAGTGACTGAATTGCAGACTGTTAGTGTTCCTGATTATATTCTAAAATCCGGAAGCAGTATGGCTGATGCTGGAAAAGCGACAACTTCCAAAATATCGGCAAAGGCATCCGGAACTGAGGCTGAAGCATCCGTAGCATCTGCAAGCGATTCTTCCGCATCAGGTGGTGGCGGTAAAGCAGGAAACAAAAAAGGTGGAAGTGGTGCTAAGAAGTCCACTTCCATTTTGTATGGTGCGGCAAAAGGAATAGGAATGATTTAAGGAGGGGAGCAAATGTTCTATATTCATGTTCCTGATTTGAATGATAGTATTTCCACCCTCTCCATAGATGGCAGGGAATACAATCTCAGGTTCACTTTTAATGAGAAATACAATTATTGGAGCTTTGGAGTTTACGATTCCAAAAAGAATCCGCTTGTTGCCATGACTAGGATCGTTCCGAACTTCCCATTGCTCCATTACTATACCGATACAGATTTGCCCAAGGGTGCATTTGGTTGCATATCTGACAAAGAGGAAGTTGGACGAAATGCTTTTAAGGATGCAACAGCAGAATTTGTTTACATACCTTATTCGGAAATGGGGGGATTAGATGCCTAATGGAAATTGGTTGAGGACTTACACTATTAGAGCAGGTCCAAAAGGAGGAACCGGATTTGAAATCGGAAACAAAAATAGTGTCACTGAGGACTGCCTTCATGTATCTTTTTCCGCTGAAAAGTCTAATGCAGAAAATCCCAATGATGCAAAGCTTCAGATATGGAACCTTTCCGATAAGAACTTGGGAATCCTAGAGTCCAAAGACTGCATTGTTGAACTCAAGGCAGGATATGGAACTAGGAGAAGTCTTATCTTTGTTGGGAATGTGTCCTCTGCAATCACAACCCTAGACAATGCGGATAGGCTTACAGAGCTATCTATTGTCGATGGATTGGTTGAGCTTAGGGATACAAATATTTCTGTATCTCTCAATGGAAAAGTTGATTGCAAGTCTGTGTATCAGAAGATTGCAGATGAAATGGGAATTGCCATCAAGTTTGCACCTGACCTAACTTTTGTTGTCCTTCCTAATGGTTTTTCCTATGTTGGAAAAGCAAAAGGAGCATTGCAAAAGATTGCTCAGTGTTGTGGACACGCATGGACGATACAGAATCAGGTATTACAAATAACAGTGCCTGGAAAACCAATAGAAACTCAAGGCTATTTGCTATCCTCTGAAACAGGTCTTATCAAGATACCGAAAAGAATCACAATCGGATCAGGAGAAGAATCTAAAACAGGATGGGAAGTAGAATATCTGCTTAATGGAGCAATCGGCATCAATGATATTGTTGAGCTGAGAAGCAAAACAGTAAGCGGATATTTTTTGGTTCATAAAGTCACTATTGATGGAGATAACATGAGTGGTGATTGGGTTTGCACAGCACAACTCCTGAAGATTCCTGAAACTAAGTAGGAGGTTCAAATGTTGCAAGAATTTACAAGCGAAATTGAAAAGACAGCAAAATCTGTTGTTAATGAAATCCACACAGCTCTTCCCGGGGAAATAATAAGCTTTGATGGGAGTGTTGCGGCTGTTAAGCCACTTGGGAACTTTGTAACATCGGATGGAGCTGTTCTTGAATACCCTGTAATCACGGAGGCTCCTGTTTGCTTCCCTCAATGCACAAGCGGCAATGTCTCAATATGCTTTCCGCTAAAAGCAGGGGATAGCTGCTTAATCATCATTTCAGAGGTTGAGCTTGATGCATGGAGAAGTGGAGCTAAAGCTGAAGGCTCTCTGAGGTTTGACCTGACAAGCGGAATTGTTATTCCTGGGCTTCAAAAAGGAATGAGCGAAACCGCTAAGAAAGCCATTGCTGAAAATGCGGTGGTTGTTTCCAACGGCTCCACCACTCTAAAGGTAAAACCAAATGGAGTATTTATTGAGGGGAGCCTTAATGTTACTGGTGATGTAAGGTCCGGAGGAATATCTCTTAAAGGGCATACTCATACTGATAGCGAAGGAGGAAGCACGAGTACAGCTCGCTAATGGCTAAAATATTCATCTATAGCCACAGGGAGCGTTTATTTCTACATTGGCTATAAAATATCCACCTATGGATAGAAAAAGCCGGAAAGGAGGTTTCTGTGGATTTAATGCTCACCAAAGATGGTGACTTATATATTTCCAAAGATGGTGATATAGCCATTGAAGAATCCGTTTCACAAAAAATCAAGATTCGCCTGAAGTGGTTGCTTAATGAGTGGCGGG